TTGGCCGGCCTGACCCTGGAAGCGCTCACTGAGGAATCGCTCAAGAGTTTCCTGGGGTACTACGTCGCCAAGCCCAAGGTGCGCGACAGCGGTGGCGGCTGGTGCTTCCGGCTGGCCAAGTGGCTCAAGAGCGAGAAGGCGAAGAGCGCCGTCGAGGCGGAGCAGGATGAGACCCAGTCCGACTGGGCGGTGAAGGGGGTTCGAGTATGACCGCAACCAACGTTCGACAGCTCCTGGCCAATCGCCGGACCGATCCGACCTACCAACCACCAGTAGAGCCGGGCGCGATGCCGATTGACCCAGCCACCCGGCAGGTGATCGAAGACCTGTTTCTCCGTCTGCGCGGTGCCTGCGGCGCCTGGCGGCAATCATGGCCGACTCTGGCGGTAATGGATGCGGCCAAGCTGGAATGGCTTGGCGAATTCATGCGCTCGGGCATCACCCGTCTGGAACAGATCGACCACGGCATGCGCGTCTTGAGTGCGAGCAAGTCGGCGTTCGTCCCGGCGCCTGGTGTGTTTGTGAGCTGGTGTTTTGCTCCGGAAGGCCTGGGCCTGCCCAGTGTCGAGAAGGCCTACGCCCAGGGCCTGCGCAACTGCCACCCGGCGATGCGCGCGTCTGCGAAGTGGATGCACCCAGCCGTCTACCACGCAACTGCCGCCGCCGGCTTCCACAGCCTGCCGCTGATGTCGCGCGATCTCGGGATGAGCTGCTTCGAGAAGCACTACCTGGAGCAGTGCCGGAAGATCTGGAAAGGCGAGAGCCTGGGCCCGGTACCGGTGGCCGAACTTGCAGCACCGGCCGCGCCGCGCTCTCTCGATGTTGGCCGGGCAGCACTGCAACAGCTCCGCGCCGGCCGGAGCACTCGTCCATGACCAACCCGATACCGACCAAACCCGATCTGAACGAATACCGCTTCGCCCTGTACTGCCATGGCCACCTCGTGGACCTGGCCAACCAAGCACACCCGCCCGTTGCCCTGTATCGCGACGATCAGTTGGCCCACAGCCACGGGGCGACCCTGTGGCCGGCCACCTACGCCGTCGTTGACCTTCTCGGAGATGATCGCCCATGAACACCATCCAGTGGGATTACCTGCTGCTCGCCGCCATGTTGCTTGCGTCCAGCTACCTCTTTTCGCGGGGCAAAGCAGTGGCCAAGCGCATCAGCCAGGAGCGGCAGCGTTGAAGCCGGCGCCGCTGTTCCGGGCCAAGAAGCCCCGGGCCAAACCGATCGATCGTGAAGGCCTGGAGCAGGCCGCGCTGATGGCTGAAGTGGCGCTGCGCTATCCGGCTGCCGCCAAGCTGATCTACCACGTCCCGAACGGTGGGCACCGGCACAAGCAGGTGGCGGTCAAACTGAAGGAACAGGGCGTGAAGGCCGGCGTGCCCGACCTGGTGTTGCCGATGGCGCGGGGCGGATACTTCGGTCTGTACATCGAGTTCAAGGCCAAGCCGCCATTCGATGCCGCGGTGTCGCCCAGCCAGGACGCCTACCTGCAGGCGCTGCAGGACCAGGGCTATCTGGCGATCGTCTGCCGCGGATCGATCGATGCGCTGGAACACATCCGCGCCTACCTGCTGCAGCCACAGACCGAGGTGGCCGCATGAGCAGAACCGTTGCGGTGAAGATTTCCGACGCCGAGATTGGCCGCCAAGCCGCAAACGCTGATGTGTACAGCCTGCGCGACCTCGCCAATCGCGGCCTGTACCTGCGCTTCGCCCAGAATCGCGCCCGGGGCTCCTGGTACCTGCTGTCCGGGCGCAAGTGGCACAAGATTGGTGAGTATCCGGGGCTGAACACCAAGCAGGTGGCGGCGGCCTTGCCGGATGTTCGCCTGCGGGTGACGGCCAAGTCCGGCGCCGGGGTTTCCGAGTGGGTGACCGTTGGCGGCCTGCTGGCCTGGTTCGCCGAGCGGATGACGAAGGACCGCAACCTGTCGGACAAGCGCAAGAAGACCGCCGCGTCGGCCATCAAGTGCCACCTGGTACCGCGCCTGGGCGAAGTGCCGCTGGCTGATCTGGACCGCCAGACCCTCGATCGCCTGCTGATGTGGCCGATGCAGGAAACGCTGACCATCGATTTCGTGCGGCTGGTGTTCCAGCTTCTGGCCTCGGCATTTCGCCAGGCCCTGCGCCTGCAGCTGATCGCGAGCAACCCGCTGCAGGGCATCAAGTTCAGCGACTTCTCCAAGGCGAAGGTCCGGGTGAAGCCTGCTCGCTTGCGTGGCGTGCAGCTGGCCGACCTGCTGGCCCGCCTGCAGTGCACGCTGGCCAACAGCCCCGAGGATGCAGTGCTGGCCCTGATGATGCTGTGTCACGGCTCACGCATCGGCGAGACCCGGCAGGCTCGCTGGGCACACATCAGCCTGGCTGAGCGGGTGTGGTACATCCCGGCCGACAGCGCCAAGACCCGGGTTGAGCACCACCTGCCACTGACCGACCAGGTGTGCAGCATCCTGGCTTCCTACCGTGCCCACCAGCAGGCCGCCGGCTACCACGGTGAGTACCTGTTCCCGGCTCGTAACGGCAAGCCGCTGAGCGAGAGCCAGGCCAGTGCCGTGTTCAAGCGCATGGGGCAGGGCGAGTGGACCAGCCACGACTTGCGCAAGCTGGCCCGCACCGGTTGGGCTGACCTGGGCGTTGACCACCTGATCGGTGAGCTCCTGATCAACCACGCCATGGGCCACAACGTGAAGGTCTACATCCAATCCGATGTGATGAGCCGCAAGCGTGCCGCCCTTGAGCTGTGGTGCGCCCATCTAGACAGCAAGGGCTTTGCCCTGATTCACGGGTGCACCATTGCTACATCTGGTGATTCAGGTAATTCGCTACAGGCCACGGGCGGCAAGGGCTGCGAGCCTGTCGCCGCATCAACCATAGTGGAGGTTTCAAAGTGCTGATTTTGGTCGATCCACGCCGACACTTGGCCGTCCATCCAGGCGATATCAGTGCCATGCAGATTTCACACGGCACTGAAGGTGAGTACTTGTTGCTGATGCTGGCTTCCGGAAAGGAGATCAAGGTTTACGAAGATCACGGGGCGAGGGTGCCGAGATTGAGCATCCGAGATGTCCATCAGAGCCTGATGGAGGCCAGTAAATGAAAAGGAACCACGGACCGGCCTTCAACAAACCGCGCACCGAACTGGCGCAGTGCCCGGTGTGCCGCGGCAAGACCTTCGTCCTGGGCGTGTTTCATCAGCTTGCCTGCGTGCAGTGCCATGCCTCTGGCTGGGTTGCGGCAGAGACAGGGGAGGCCGTGCCTCTGGAGGAACTGGTCACGCAGCTGAGCCTGCGTCTGCAGGCGGCACAGCGACACATCGAAGAATTGAAGCGCCATCGGGCCACTGTGCCTGAGGCTGTTTACCAGGTACCCAACCGGCTCGGCGCCGGCGGCACAAACTACACCGGGGATTGAGGGGAAGGTCATGGGATTGATTGAGCGGACTGTTGAAGACTTGCTGGAGCATTGGGGGCGCTGGGTGGTGTTGGGGTCCGGGGTGTCATGCTGCGCTTCCCGCGAAAACGACCTGCTCTCTCCGATGATCACCGACGATGAAGCGTTGCTGATGGATCGGCTGGTGGGCCGGCTGCGCAACCGGTACCCAGAGAGTGGCAATGTGATCATTCGGTACTACACATCCCGCGACACTGCGCTCGTGACCGTGGGGAAGAAGCTCGGGTTCGGAGAAGAGAAGACCCGGCAGCTGTGGAAAGCTGGCATCGCCTGGATTGACGGGGTGCTCGATAGTCGTCGAGAGGCGGCTTGACAGCCCCGGTCCTCGCCTGTAGATTTCACGTTACTTTGCGGTTTCTCCGCGTGCAAAGCCCGTCTTGAAAGGCGGGCTTTTTGCTTTCTACAGCCCAGCCATCGCGCTGGGCTTTTTCGTTAATGGAGCAATGCTTATGGCCGAGCCAAGTACCGGCGCCCTCGCTGTGACCGGCGTACTTGCCAGCGTCGGCCTGGGTGCTGTTTTCCCCCAGTTGGACCTTGCCGCCCTGGTCGGTGCGTTCGGCGGGGCTTTCTTCTACGTGGTGTTCGCCAAGGACATCAGCACCTGGCGCCGAGTCGGCTACCTGCTGGCCGGCTGGATCGGTGGCTACTTCGGTAGTGCTGAGTTGATGGGACGAGCCTGGACCCAGACTTCTGGCTTCAGCGCATTCGTATGCGGCGTGCTTTGCGTCGTCACGTTCTCCGGCTTGCTTGAGTGGATGCAGACCGGCCGCATGCCGACCTGGCTGCAATGGGTCTTCCGGCTGCGAGCCAGGAAGGAGGGTTGAAATGGTTGCCGTTATCCAGGCCGCTCTTTGCGCCGTCATCTTCGTGATGATCGGGCTGCGCTATCGGCCGTACCCTGATGCTCGCTACAAGTTGAGCGTGTCCTTGATGGCCTGGGCCGCCTGCGCCATTACCGGCATGCAGTGCGTAAGCCTGATTGGCCGAATGGTGCTGCACGACGACTTCGCTGATGCATCCTGGTTCAACACTGCGTTCTATCTGCTCGCCGCCATTCTGGTGTGCCGGGCGAAAGGGAATGTAGCCAAGATCGTGCGGGTGGATTGATCTGACGAGGTGAGACATGTTCAAGCTTGATGCTCGCACTGACATCGAGGAACTGTCCAAGGCCTTGCGAACGCTTGGGCAGAAGCAGCTTCCATTTGCCCTGGCGCTGATGGCGACCCGGCTGGCAATACTGGTGAAAAAGGGCGAGCTGAAGGTTCTCAGAGAGCGCCTTGACCGGCCAACCTCCACGACGATGAACAGCCTCTACACCAAGGCCGCAAAGAAGGGGAACCCGGAAGCCCGCACCTTCTTCAAGGATGCGTGGACTTCTGGCGTTCCAGCTGACACCTACCTGCAACAGGTGGTGAAGGGTGGTCAACGGCCACACAAGCGGTTCGAAAAAGCCCTTATCGCCAGGGGCATCATGGCCCCAACTCAATACGCGCTACCGGCAGAGACAGCTCTGAACGAGTTCGGCAACGTGCCTCGCGGCTTGATCATGAAGATCCTTTCAGGCCTGGGTGCCGCTGAGACAGTCAGTGGTGTGCAGGCCAACGCCACCGGCAGCAAGCGCAGTAAGCGCAAGGGCAACGCCGACAAGTACTTCGCCGGCGAGGTCGATGGCACTCAGGGCATCTGGGAGAAGAGGAAGACAGCATTCGGTGATGCCGTTCGCCCGGTCTTCATCTTCAGCGAGAGCGAGCCTGGTTATCGGGTCATCGTTCCGTTCTACAAGATCGCCGACAACATCGTGCAGGCGAACCGAGCGAAAGAGTTCGCCAGCGCGATGGATGAGGCGCTGGCGACGGCCAAGCGATGAAGATTAATCGTCCTGCTGGTTCATCGGCAGTGAGTCAAGATAAGCAACTTGGCTGCGAATGACGTTTGGCAGCTGGAAACTCATCTCAGCCATTAAGGCGTCGGGCCCTCCTGGATGC